AAGAGTTAAAAAATGGATGTAAATTACTCAGTAAATCGAATCTTTCGGGTATACGTGGAGGTGCTAAGCTCCATAAAAGATACGATCTTATCGTGCTCGATGATTTTGAGGATGAGAATAATACCGTTACGCCTGAGTCTCGTGCTAAAATTAGCAATCTTGTTACGGCTGTTGTGTTCCCTGCTTTGGAACCTCACACTGGGAGGCTTAGAATTAATGGTACACCTGTGCATTTTGATAGTTTTATCGCCAATATACTTACTGGACATAGTAAGGCGAAAGCTGCAGGAGAAAATTTTAGTTGGAAAGTAATTACCTATAAAGCTTTACAGGCTGATGGTACTCCTTTATGGCCTAGTTGGTTTGGTCATGAAGAAATGAAACGTAAGAAGAAGTTCTATGCTGATTCAGGTCAGCCACAGAAGTTCTTCCAAGAGTATATGATGGAAGTGCAAAATGAGGAAGATGCAATTTTCACTAGAGATCATATAAAATATTGGGATGGTGATTTTAGATATGATGAAGAGACAGGAATTTCGTACATTATTACAAAAGATGCTGGCGAGCGTCCTGTCAGTGTGTTTGCTGGTCTCGACCCCGCTACAGATTCTGCTCGTAGGGATAGTGACTTCAGCGTTCTACTTGTTGTGGGCGTTGATATTGATAATAATGTATATATTATTGACTATCTTCGCAAGCGTTCATTGCCTGTCCTCGGAATCCCGGGCGAGCATAAAAAGGGAATCGTTGATCACGTCTTCGAGTATAATAACATCTATCATCCTTCCCTTTTTACAATTGAAGAAACAACTATGTCTAGACCAGTGTTTCAGTCGCTTATGGCAGAAATGCGTAGGCGCAATGACTTCAGCGTCAAGTATTGCGCTGAAAAACCAGGAAACAGATTATCAAAGCGCGACAGGATCCAAGAAATTCTTGCTCAAAGGTTCGCAATACGTTCGATCTTCCTTAAGAAAGATATGTGGGATCTTCAACAGGAAATTATAACATTTGGTCCGAGAATGGGTCATGATGATACAATTGATGCATTAGCATATGCATGTAAATATGCTTTCCCTCCAAAGGGGTTGCAAAAAAATAAAGAAGGTAGTTATTACAAAAATAAACCCCAAGCAAGATCTTGGGTAACAGCATAAGGAGAATATTATGGCGAATGAAATGCCAGGAGTAGAGGGTTTTTATAATTTTTTACAAGTAGCAGTAGCTGATAAAATCTATGGTGGAAAAATGGATCCAGTTGAAGGAGCAGGATGGCGAACTGGAGCGGATTTAAAAGGAGCTTTTGATAAGCCTTTAGGTGATTTTAATTTAAAAGATGTTGAGCTAACTTCAGGTGGCCAGAGTAAAGAAGCGATTGCAGAGAAACTAGGTATAGCTTTTGAAGATACTGTAATAGATACAGTAAAATATGATGATGCATTAAATTATGAATTTGTAGTGGGATCAAAAACTGATCCTGGAATAAGTAAAGTAATGAAATCAGAAGGAACATCAAATGTTAATCCTAATTTAGGAAAAATGGATCACATGGTAGATGAATATTCAAGAGCTTTTTTAAAAGCAGATGCTGAAAAAACTGGAGCTTTTGGAAGTGGAATGTTCGATGAGAGAAAAGATAAATATGATGATGTAATGAGTATGCTTCGAGATAAATTAAATAAAGAAGGCGGTATGAAAGAAATGTGGGATGATCCTTCAGGCTATTGGTCTGAGACTTATCAAAAATATGCCGAAGCTTTTGGCTCTAAGTAATGGCTAAGGTATTTTCAACAAGTGATTTATCAGTACCAGATAACAGTGATTTAAAAACTGGAGATACTAGACGTCAGTATAATAAGAAGAAAAAAAAGAAGAAAGGCGACTATCCTCTAGCTAATAATAAGTATGAGGAAGGGAAATAATGGCAAAAAAAATAAATAAAAAAGCTCAAAGAATAAGGAATATATATAATAGAGCCAATAGTGCATCTAGGCATGAATGGGAATATGTAAACCAAAAAGGATTCGATTTTGCTAATGATAATCAACTGACAGAAGAAGAGAGAACTTCTTTATCAGAGCAAGGAATGCCTACATTTACTATTAATAGAATTGCTCCTGTTGTAGAGATGTTAAATTTTTATGCTACTGCTAATACTCCAAGATGGCAAGCAATAGGTACTGAAGGATCTGATTCTGATGTAGCAGCATTATTCTCAGATATGGCAGATTATATATGGTATAGTTCTGATGGTGGTACAAAATATGGAAATGCTGTTAATGATGCTATTACAAAATCTATTGGTTGGATGCAGGTTTCAGTTAATCAAGATGCTGATAATGGAATGGGAGAGGTTGAAATTTTACAACCAGAGCCTTTTGATATATATGTAGATCCTAAGGCGAGAGATATTTTATTTAGAGATGCTGCTTTTATGTTAGTTAGAAAAGTTATGCCTAAATCTCATTTAGCATCTTTATTCCCTCAATTTGAGAAAAAAATTAAAAATGCAGGCTCAGACGAAAATAGTGATACTAATTTTACAGAGAAAGCACTAGGAGGAATTAGGAAGGATTTTGCGTATAAAGATATATCATCAGCAGAGTCAATTAATCCTAAGACGGGAGAGACAGACGATTTAATTGAGTTTTTCGAACTTTACGAAAAAATCAAGGTATCGTATGTCAATGTATTTTATCAAGTACCACCTGATCCACAAACAATACAAATGATTACTAAGCAAGTAGAGACTAGGCTTGCAGAGTTAAAAGCAGAGATGGATGTTAGAGCTTTAGAACAAACTAATGCTCTTAGTCAAAAGTTAGAAGCGGGAGAGATATTAAAAGAAAGATTTGATTTAGAAGTTTATAAATTACAACAACAAAACGAACAGGCATTACAACAGGCTCAGCAGGAGATGCAAAGCAAGCTAATTGCAGAGCAATCTAAAATTGAAAACAGGACAATGTCTGAAGAAGAGTTTAAGATTTTAATGGAAGATGAATTATTTTCTAAGAATGTTGTAGATACTGTTCAATTTTACGGAACAAGAGTACAACAAACTTGTGTTGCTGGTAATGAATTATTATATGAAAAAACATTACCAGAAAATGTTACAGAATATCCATTAGTTCCATTTCATTATAAATGGACAGGTACTCCATATCCTGTTAGTGCAGTATCTCCATTAATAGGAAAACAAAGAGAAATTAATAAATCACATCAGATTATGGTGCATAATGCATCGCTGGGGAGCAGTCTTAGATGGTTGCATGAAGAGGGGTCGATTGATACAGATTACTGGGAGAAATACTCCTCCTCTCCTGGCGCTTTACTGCCAGTTCGTCCCGGTGCTGCACCACCGACTCCCGTGCAACCTATGCCATTATCAAATGCTTTCTTTACTATAGTTCAGGAAAGTAAAGGTGACATGGAATATCTTGCAGGTATTTATGGAGCAATGCAAGGCGATACTAAGCAACAACATGATACTTTTAGAGGTATGATGGCGCTAGATGAATATGGAACTAGACGTGTAAAGCAATGGATGAAGAATGCTATAGAGCCTGCTCTTAAGCAATTAGGTATTGTTACAATGCAATTTTCACAAGCAGTATATACGGCACATAAAGTATTTAGAATAGTTCAACCTAGTGCACTACAAGAAGAAAGAAAAGTAGAAATTAACGTACCTATGTATAATGATTATGGGGAGGCTATAGGTAAATATAATGATTATAGTGCTGCTAAATTTGATATTAGAATTGTTTCTGGCTCTACATTGCCTGTTAATAGATGGGCATATTTAGCTGAATTAAAAGAATTATTACAATTAGGTGTTGTTGATGATATAGCTGTATTGTCTGAGACAGACTTAAGAAATAAAGAAAAAATTGCTCAAAGGAAAAGTCAATATGCTCAATTGAGTGGAGCGTTAAACAGATCTAACGAGACAATTAAAGACCTACAAGGTACTATTGAGACACTAGAAAGACAACTTGTTCAAGCTGGAGTTAAAGGTAAGATTATGCAAGCTGAGATGGAGATTGAAAAATCTAAAGTTGAAGCTCAAGCAAATGCTAAGGATGCTTTAAGGCAGACTGAAGCAGAGCAGAAGTTATTACAACAAACAATGAAGAAGGATGTAGACTCTGTAAGAGATAAAGGTGAAACAGAGCAAGAGCGTCAAAAAATAAGACTTGAAGGTGAAACAAATAAAATAATTAATGAGTTGCAAAATACTACAAAAGAGTAGTACTTTGTACGTTAATTTAATCGACAATAAGGAGAGATAAATGGCAGAAGTACAAAAAAGTGGCAACCCTGAACAAGGCCCCACTACAGATGACTTCTTCACTGCACTAGAAAATGAAGTAAATTCTGGTGTAAAAGATGCACCAATCACTGAGGTAACCCAACCACAAACTCAGGGCGCCCCTGCGGTAACCCCTACTCAAAACGTGGAAGGCTCCAATAATAGTACAGATTGGGAGAAAAGGTATAAGGATTCAACTCGTGAAGCTCAGAAAATGAATACTGAACTAAACGATTTAAGACCTTTTGTACCAATTCTAAACGCGATGAAACATGATAGCGGCCT